CGTCATGGAAAAAGCCAGGGCAATGGTTTGGGCCTTGTGGCCAATCACGGGATTGCCCAGGCGGTAGACTTCCTTGGTGTTGATGGAGGCCTTGCCCTCAAACTCCTTGGCCATCAGCATGGAGTAGCGGGTGCCGTTCAGCGTCACAAAGCACTCAGCAAAGTTGGCGCTCACGGCATCCTGGGTGTTCATAGAGATTTTGTCAGCCATGTGTCACAATCCTCCTTTACTGAATGATAACGCTCATGTAGAGCTGGGCCATGGCGTTGATGATGTTGAGGCCGTTGATGGTCAGCAGCACTGCCTTTTTCTTGTCACCCTGCTCACAGGTCACCGTGTCGGGGTCAAAGTTCTCAACAGCACGGATTTTCTCAAGCTCCTGGATGAGCTTGACCACATCGCCCCACAGGGAGGCACGGCCAGAGGCATCATTGGGCACGGTGCCCACATAGCGGGTGTTGAACAGCACCGCCGTGTCATTGGCGATCTGGTCACACACACGGATGGTCTGGTTGGACTGGAAAACCTCTCCCTTGGTGTCGGAGAGGGTCAGCAGGGTGTTGATGTCCTCCAGCACACGGGTGACCCCGTTGACATTGTGGAACATAAACTTGCCTGCCTTGAGGGCCGCCTCAAGCGCTGCCTGGGTGTATTCGGTGTCCAGAATGAGCTCACCGTCATACTTGGCATTGGTGAGGGACTTGTTGACGGCCACGCCAGCATGTGCGCCGGTAGCCCAGTAGACCACCGCCTGGGTGTCCACATTGGCAATGGTGGCATGGGTGGCAGTGTTCCACACGCCAATCACGCCCTCATAGTCAGCACTGGGTTTCCAGGCCACAAGCTGGAATTTGGCACCCACCTCATCCCTCATGCGCTGGGTGTACTTGACATACAGATTGACCACAGTGCTCTCCGTGGCCGGGCAGCACAGGGTATTGAAAGCATAGGCCTCCAGCTTATCAAGGAAAGCCTGGTGGTCCTCGCCGGTGACCGCCGCATCATCAGCGCCGCCGGTCAGCTTGGTGCCCGCAGTGGCCGCCAGCGTGGCGCTGGTCTTGAAAACCACATAGTCATTAGCCACCAGATCAGTGGCCGCCTTGACCGTCTGGGTGTCAACACACTGGCCGTCCAGGTAGGTGCTCACATCCCATGCGCTGGTGTCATCGACATTGGAGGCGATGACAATAGAGAGGTCATTGCCACGCACACCGGGGTACTTGGCATCCGCATAAGTGCAGCTTGCCTTTTCGCCGTTGCCCAGCCGCCAGCAGTAGACGGTGGTGGCGTGCTGGAAAATCTCACGCAGAGCCAGCAGCTTGGGGTGGTCATACCCATAGCCGAAGATGGCCTTGCTGTTTTTCTGAAACTCACCAGAGGTGACGGGGAAAACCTCACCCTCCGGGCCCCAGCTCAGAACAAAGGGCGCTGCCGCATAGCCTCTGTCAGACAGAGTGGCGGATGCCTTTGCCACGCTGGAGAAATTGATGTAGCTGCCGGGCAGGACCTTGTTCTGGGTCAGCCAGTTACCTCCGCCAAGAGCCATTTATCTCACCTTGCCTTTCATAAACTTTTCAATCAGCGCATCCACCTCATTCAAGGTGTAGGTCTTGCCATCCTCCAGCAGTGCGCCGATCAGGTCCCGCCGGTGGACATATCTCTGAGAGGCCACCAACTGCGCCTTGGTAAAGGCGGCGGCATTGGCCTCCGTGGTCTGGGTTTTTGCCATTGGCTTATCCCTCCTCATTGATTTTGAGAGTTTCCATGTTTTCCTGCTCCAGCGGGACACGGACGAAGTGGTCATAGCTCAAAAGCACATGCAGGACATCCTCCGCCAGCGTCCACTCACAGCCGGTGGCGTGGATGATGTCCCCCTCCGGGGTTGTGATGCTCCCCAGGACAAAGGACAGCCGGTGTGCCATGCCGTAGCACTCCGCATCCCCAGCCTTGGGGTAGTAAATCACATCCACCGTGGGTGTCCGCTTGTACCTCTGGCCCACCTCTTTGGCGTGACCGGCACCGGGCATGATGACATTAAAATCTCCGGGCTTGAGCCCTTGCTTGACATTCCCGCCATGCACCTGGGCGGCAGGAAAAGCGGCGTGGAGCGCAAGGCTCACGCCGTCATAGATGCTGTTGAAATTAACCTCTGCCATATCAAGCCCACTCCTTGAAAAGCTCCAGCGGCACCTCTTGGTGGCAGCTATACACTGCGGGCTTGCCGCTCCGTTCATAGTCACGGGTCACGCCGTTCTGGGTCACTGTGATTTTAGACCCCTCCGGGATGTCCACGGAGGGGTCAATGTAGAGCACCACGCTCTGGGCCACCTGGGCGGCCTCCTCGTTGGGCTCTGTACTCACCACAGATTTGTGGGAAATGCGGCAGCGGATGTCTGCCGCCAGGATGCGCTCCTGGGGCTCCGTGCGGCCATTGGCGGGGTTGAGCACCCCGTCCAGCACGGTGATGGTTGCTTTGCCCACCCAGAGGCTCTGCACGGCCTTTTTGTGGGCGGGGCTCCCCACTACCATCTCATCCTCCGAAAAGCCGCCAGCGTGCTCTCAGGCGGGTGCATGAGCCCCGCAAGCAGGGCATCAAAGCGGGCCTCAGCGCTGCTGGCTCCATCACTGGCTCCAGCAAAGGTGATGGCCACATCACCCTCCGTGATGCTCTTGGCCGGGGCGGAGAAGTCAAAGCCCTCCAGCCCGTCCAGACCACCCGCGGCTTTCTTATCATAGAGGAATTGCCCAGCCACCATATCCACATGGACATAGAAAAGGCCATCCGGCAGCACCCTTTGATTGATGTCTGCCAGGATGTCCTTTTCACACTTGTCTATGAGGAAATTGAGGCCGGTTTCGTCATTGTCCGTGACGGTGTAGCCCAGCATGGCCAGCCGGGACACCACGGCCTCATACACGGTCATGGTTTAGCCTCTGGACTTGATGCGGGCGATGGGGATAACCTTGTGGTTGATGTAGGAGCGCTGGCTCTCAGTGGCCTCACCAGAGTGGACCAGAGCCCAGTTGGCACCATCGGACAGCTCCGCATCCGTGGGAGAGAGGGTGGTCTGGCTGGTCTTTTCGTAGGAGATGCCCTTGGGGGCAAACACCTTGCGCTGGCGGGTGTAGAGGGTGTCCTGGCCGCCGTTCTTGGCGGGGTCACGGGACATCTCATAGGGCACCTTAGCACCCAGGTCCTCAAAGTTGATGGAGCCCTCACCCAGGACATAACTGGTGTATTCCTCACCGGCAGGGACATCCACCTCATAATAGGTGGCAATGTTGTCCACGCTGGGGGAGGCCACAGCGTTGTACTTGGTGTTGCTCTTGGTGTAGTAGGTCTTGCCGGTCACCAGGGCGGTGTCAGAGGTCAGCTTATAGGTGGCGGCAACAGCCTCAACAGGCATCCCGTCATCCACAATGACCAGCTTGCCGTTCCAGGTGTAGAGGGTCAGATCACGGGTCACACCGTCCTTGTCGGTGTACTTGAGAGCGGTGAGCAGGTTGAGGTTTTCCAGGTTGGTGGCCGGAACAGAGTGCATGAAAATCATGGCAAACTTTTTCTTGTGGTCACCGCAGGCCTGGGCAGTGGCGCTGTTGAGGGTGGAGGCCTCCAGGTTGCCGTTGACAGAGTAGGTGTGCTTGGTGACAAACTCACCGCTCTTACCGCCGGTCATGGAGAAAACGCCCTTGAGGACCGCCAGGATGGTGTCCTGGTCAATGTCCTGCCAGTAGTCCGCCACCTGCTGGGCCACATTGTTCATAAAGTCCACGCCGCCGGTGATGTCAAAGGAGAAGTCCTTTTCCACCCACGCCTTGGCACGGCCAATGACCACCACACCCTGCTCAAAGGTCTTGGTGGAGGTGGCGGTGATGTCAGTCTGGCCGTCATAGTTCACGGCCTCACCGTCCAGCAGGCCACGCACGGCCACACGGGCATAGCCGGTGCCGTTCTGGGTGCCCAGCACCGCACGGATGTCCGGGTTGCCTACCAGGACCTTGGACTTGCGGATTTCGTTGAGGCGGGTGCGGGGGATGCGGTCCATGATGTACTTGAAAGCCTCAGGGTTGAAAGATTTTGCGTCAAACTTAGCGTTAGGCATAATTCAATACTTCCTTTCTTGAAATGATTGTGTTGTTGGGGTTATTCCAGCTTTGCGTCAGGGTTTTTGGCCATGTACTCGGTCAGCTCGGAGTAGGACATCTCAGACAGCTTTTTGGTGCTGCCGGGCTTGCCCCCGTCCCCATTCTCACCGGGTTTCCAGCCACTATACTTGGGCGCATCTCCAAACATAAAGTCAGTAGCAGCGTCCTTTTTCATCGCCTCGACCTTGGCCCCCAGGGTGACGGTTTCGCCGTTCTCCTTAGAGGTGACCTTGCCATCCACCACCTTGGCATCCTTGAGGAAGTCCGCCAGCATCGCACGGACGGCGATGTTGTTCTTGGACCCGGCAGCGGTGAGCTCCGCATCCACCGCAGCAGTCAGCTTGACCGTGGCCAGCTCCTTGTCATAGGCGGCTTTCTGGTCCTTGTTCTGCTGGGTGAGCGTGTCGATCTGCTTTTGCAGTTCGGCATTGTCACCGGCGGACTTTTTCAGCTCGGAGAGCTGAGTGTCACGGGTCTTGATACCCTCACGGAGCTGCTTGACCTCGGTTTCCAGCTCTGTGACCTTGGCAGTCTTTGCGTTGAAGTCGGTGCGGGCCACAAAGCCCTTGCCGATCTCCTGAGAAACTGCCGTGTCAATTTCGGGGGTGTACGCATCCCCCAATACGGTTTTCAGCCATTCCAACATGATTGTTACCTCCTTGCATGTCTGCTGTCCTTTTTATCCGGCCAGTCCCGGTGTTGCAGTGCCCATCTTGTAGTCCGCCGGGCCAGCGGTATTTGGGTATGAAAAAAGCACCGTGCATTTTCAGCACGATGCTTTTAACATCAAAAAACGGTCAGCTCACCGGCTTGCCCTGCCGGTAGGCCTCTTTTGCCTGGTTGAGGGACATGTCATTTGCACCGCCCTCAAAGTCAGGCTCATCATTCTGCACCTCATCATCCTGCCAGCCGCAAACGGGGCAGATTTCAAAGATGCTGTCAGGCGGGAGGCTTTCCTGCCCACAGCAGGCGCAGCGCTTATTTTTTAGCATGCTTTTTCACCTGGCTTTCCCAATATTTCTTTCCGGCTCTCGGATGGAAAAATGTAGAGATTGTCCCGTCCGGATAGACCGATGCAAAAATGTTTTCTGCCTCGGAATACATGCGCCGGATACCGTCCTCATCAAAGATGACGGCCTTGGCACCCTTGCCGTTGACAAACTTGAGCGCCGCAGCCGCATAGGCTTGTGCATCGGCTCCCAGATCAGAGCCGTGGCGCTTGAAGTGGTCCGCAAGGGTTTCCGGGTTAAACTCCACCGCCGCCCACTTTCGCTGGCCGGTGAGGTTTTCAAACCTTGCCACCAGTTTCTTGTAGGTAGGAGAGTTACTATAACGCATTTCGGCAAACTCGTCAAGCGGTGGCAGCCGTAGCAGACCACTTTTTTGCATTTTTTCAAAAAGAGGTGTGGCATCTGCAATTTTCTGGGCCCTCTGGGCCTTGGCAAGACCGTCCTGCCACTCTTTCCATTGCTTATATGACATATCACCCGGCAATGGGTTGGAGCCGCTGGTGCGGCGCTTTAGGAGCTCCGCCACATCATCCTCATAGGGAGTGGTGCAACACCGGCACCACGGATGAAACGGCGGAGCAGTGAGCCCCACCTGGTATTCAGACATTTTGAAAACCTTGCTGTCCATGTCTGCACAAAAGCTGCACACTTTATGATCGCGGGATGCAACGACCTCATAGCGCTCCACATCCAGGGCCTTGTAGCAATCCTTTTGCCCGGCGCTGGAGAAATAGGCGCTTTCCGTCATCACCAGGCGGCCAGCCTTTGCCCTGGACACATCAAACTGTTTGGAGATGGCAGAAATGGCACGGTCCGGGGCCTCACCCCGGATGACCATTTGCGTGAGCTGGGTGTTGACGCTGTTCACAAGGCTCTGCTTGTTGGTCCAGCACCGATCACGGAAAGTCTGGTTGTCCGTGGTCCAGGGGCGGGAGAGCACCTTGGTGATGGTTTCCTCATTGATGGCCTGCATGGTCCAGCCCACGCCCAGCCCCTTTTGCAGCTCAAAGGCCGTGTGGTAGTAGCTGCCCTCATACATCTTGCGGGCGGCGGCATCCACATAGTCCAGTTGGTTGGAGTATAGGACCTCTGCCTGCTGCTGGAGCTGGAGCTTTAGAGCCTCCAGCCGGGAGATGTGCACCCTGGCGCTGGCGTTCTCAAGCTGTTTCATCCAGGCACCATCAATGGCGTTTTGCTCACCATAGGCGATGTACTCAGCCACGGTCCAGTGAAACTCCTTGAGCTCCTTGGAATTGAGCAGCCGCTTGGCCTCTGCCAGGTCTATCTCATTGTTGGTGGCAAAGCGCTGATACCAGCGGGCCATCTGCCGCTCAATCTCAGCTTGGGCGGCGGCAAACTGCTTTTCAAGGTTTTCCACATAGGAGTAGGACTGGTCCAGCAGCGCATCCTCCATGTTTTTCATGCGCTGGGCCCAGTAGGCGGCATTAGTCTGTCTTGCCATCGCCACCACCCTCATTGTTTACCGGCGGCTGGTTGCGGTTGGCCAGAAAAGCGGCCTGGTAGGGGTCAGCCTGCATAGCCTCCTCTTTCTCATCCTTGATGCGCTGGAGCTCCTGCTCCGGGTCAGTGACCCAGGGGTGCATCTTGACGATGGTTTCATCAGAGAGGATGCCCACGGAGTTCTTGCAGTTGTTGATAGCCTCCGTTTCGTTGATGAGCACATCCCGGTCAAAGATGACTGTGACATCCTCACCCTCAAAGCTCCTGCCACCGGTGTTGGCCAGGTGCTTGTTGATAAACCAAAGCAGCTCCTCCATGCTGGCCTGAAACTCCATTTCAATGCCGTTGGCATCCAGGTCAATGTCAGAGTACATGCTCT